TGATGACTTTTATTTCTTTAATCGTTGTTTGTGGATCAAAAGTTCTAAACTTATGAATACCTACGGCACCTATTGTCGTAAATCCAATTGTATTGATGCCAGAAACATAATCATTAAATCTTGGATATAACTCAATGGTTTTATTATTAATTAATTTTACATAATAACTAGAACCATTAACTAAAGAAAGATCCTGATCAAAATTTCCACCCTCATATGTACCAATTCCTAAAGAATCATTGCCATTTGAATTGTATACAACCTGTTGACCATTTTTAAAATTATGATTTGTTAAGAAAGATATTGTCTCAAAATCAACATCAACCCCACCAGAATCATCTAAAGTTCTGGCATCAAAACTAACTTCTCTATATCTTCTCTCTACAATTGGCTCTAGAACACATCCAAATCCATTTCCACCACTAATTGTAACAGAAATTACTTTTTCAATATCGAAATCTTGTGAGTCAACAAAAACATTTTTAACATTTCCACTAACAACTGGTTGCACTAATGCAGTCACACCACCACCAACTGGACCTGATATCGTAACAGTTGGTGGATTTAGAACATCATAATTTGTTCCCCGATTTAGTAATTTAATATCATCAATAGGTCCATAATAAACCCTATCTTCGGTCTTGTAATTTAAAATATCAACACCGTTTACAAGAACACCAACTTTTCCAGGTTCAGTCTTTTCATTAGTTCCATTAATAATATTACTATTTGCAAGTAACTTTACTAGATTTTTTTGTGGTTTTAAAAGTAACTCTTTTTGACTTGCCAAAATAAAGCTATGAGTTCCACCAGATCCTGATGGAAGTTCATAAAACTCCACATAATCATCAACTTCAATGAAAGATCTTGATTGGTAAAGAGTAATTTTGTTAGCATTTAAACTATCTACTTTTACATAATAAGAAGCTCCAGCATTTAATCCCTCTAAAGAAAGAGTTTCTGGAACATAAATTACTTCATCACCTGTTTGGAATGGAACAGTATTGGGGAAAGATAAAATATGATAGAGTAAAGTTTCGACATCTAATCCTTGTAAAGAAGTTCCACCTTCACCATTTGTAAGAGTTGCTTTGACTAATTCTGTGGTAATTTCATATGATGGTAAAGAGTTTGATGCAACATAAAAATATTCTCTTTTATCATCAAGATAAACATTCTGTACATCGGAAGTAATAACATTATTTCCATACTGCACTTGAACAGCAGAACCTGAGGATTTTGCTTTGTTTATTTTTCTTCTCAGATCATAAGATAATGTTGGATCAGCAACAAAACCAATAATATTATTAAGTGTAACTTGATTACTGGAAAGATTAATATTAGCAACAACTGCATTCGATGCAACAACATTATTCGATGATCTACGAACAATATCGACTTGATCACCTTCTTTTAAACTTGACTTATCTATGTTACTAGTAAGTGTAAAAGAAGCACCACTAATAGATGATATTTCATATCTAGTACTGGTGTTATAAATCCAAGAATTTGCAAAAATTTCCTCAAATGTTTTATTTTGGGTGGGATTTTTAATCGATATACCTATATTTTTAACCGCAATATTCTCACCTTCGTTTATTTGTTGTGTATCAGATAAAGCAACAAAATCTGATAAAACTCCAGTTATTCTAACTTCGCATATGTTTGAGATATCTGCATTTTCATAACCAAAATAAACATCATCTGATCTAATATCATCCGTACTAGATATTTCAAAATCAATTCCAGAACAACCTAAAAATTGATTAATAGTTTTTTCACTATATGTAATGCTATTTCTTCCAGAAATAATAACTCCAGACTCTGCAAATCCAACTGTGGAATCTACAGTTATAACTGAAGATCCTACAGGAACATTACCAATAACTTTTGTTTTTGGTGTAACTATAAAAGTTCCTTGAATAGAATCTACATCACTAAATCCTAAAAATAAATCTAATCTATAAAATGTATCAACACCTCTTGTTATAAGTTCTACGTTTGAAATAGATGCCTTAGTCTGCAGATCAGTTTTCTTATAAAGAGTCTGTCCAATTAATTTTGATGGATCTCCACTAACTGCTTCACATATTACAATTTCTCTTCTTAGGTATTGTGCAGAAGATGGGCGCAAAAGCAATCCATCCAGATTGATTATTTTTGGAGTTTCACCAAAAAGAACATTAAAAAGAATTCTAAAAGATTCTTCCGTTCCTTTTGCTTGATAAAAAGTTCTTGCTTCTTTTATAAAATTACTAACATCCAGTTCAGTAACAAAATCAACTTCTTCTAAACCTGGAGTTAGACTTGTTTTTAATTTTTTATAAAATTCTTTTAAAAAGCAAATGCTTAGATTAGTAACTTTAGATTGTGAGTTATGGGAAGCTGCAGAAGAAGTGGAAAAAACTAATTCCTCTTTATCTAAAGAAGAAGTGCAACTTGTTATTCCAGAAAAACCGCGAACACATCCAACAAAACTATTTACAGTTACTTCAGAATAAGTAATGATTTCACTATCAATCTGAAGTAATCCATTCTTTGGAGGGAATCCTTTCGTACTCTCAACAAATATTTCTGTATCACTTATGGTTACATTTGAAGTTAATGTCGTATATCCCGACATTGCTTCAGGTGTTAGATTATCTAACTTTAGATATAAATCTAAATTTTCCGCAATATCCGATGGACCACCAGGAAAATCCTGAGAAAGATAATATTGTTTGAAAAAATCAACAGTTTTTGGACTTTCTGTAAGTAAAAACTCTGGAAGTTGACTTTCGATTATTTGACCGACTTTAACTCTCGCATCAAACCCAGTTGTGATCATGTATTATCTCCTCGTTAATTCTCCGTTTGAATAGCTTGATGTAACCTTAAATCCAACTCCTGATATCTGTTCACCTGAAGATATTGTGTCTCTAACGATATTTATCTTACTATTTGCAACGTCTAATGACAAATACAGATCTTTTAGTCCAACAACATCGTTAGATTCTGGATATGCTTGTACTTCTACAATATTATTAGTTTTAATAGTTGATGTAATCTGAATTGGACCCAAGAAAATCTCACCTGTCACATAATTTATAGAGCCTACATTACTATTAACTACTCTGTATCTTGTTGATCCTTCATCTAAAGTTACAACAGAAATAATTCCGCTAGTTAAATCGGAATTTGGTATATCTGTAAAATAGCAAACATTAGACTCACCAAAAATAGTAAATCCAGTACTCTTAATGTTTAAACCAGAAGGATTAACATGAAACTGATTTCCAAAGCACAATTCATATTGAGCAAATCTATTAAGTTGTGCATTTAAATTTCTTCTAATAATAACCTTTGTAATATTAGAAGTTATTGCAGAATCAGAATTATCAATTAGTTGTAAGATCTTACTATACTTAAATCTTCCACCAAACTTATTCATATCAACAGATTTTGAATAAGAATCGATTACATTATAAACTGTAGACTTAAGATTTTCTATATTGGTTATCTGTGAAGAATTATAGTAAACATTAGTATCAAGTTCGACATAAAGAACTTTAAGATCAATAAGTTCTTGCTTGATTCCTACTAAAGAATATCCCTTTAACTTACTTAAAATAAACTGTTTATCAAAATCGGAAATAAAATCACCATTTTTTGGCTTAATACTGATCAAAACCTTACCATATTGTGGTGGATTTAACTCCTCACCACCAACAACAGATACGGATTCTGTATTTGGATATATTGATTGTATAATTGACTCATAATCCCTACCTGTAACCGCCCTGTACTGCGATGAATACAGTCTAGGTGCAAAATACTTCACAGAATCAATAGACTCAATCTCCCCACCACCTTGAGCATTTCTAACTGTTGTAACTGAAATACTGCCAGTAGGAATAACTAACTCACCCACTGATCCACGAACAGTTCCTGCATAATCAAATGTACCTGGTCCATTACCATCCTCACCATCGGTGACTATGTAAGTAACCGTGATAATTGATCCATTCTCTAACTTTTTACCAAATATTCCATCACCAAATAATAATTCATACTTTTCATCTTTGATTTCTTGTAGTAAGTAAGTCTCAGAAGTTGCTTTAACATTTAAAATGTTACTTACTTGTGCATATTCCTTACCTTCTCCAGTATCCGAAGAACCCTTAACCTTTACTATAATTGTTGATGAATCAATAAAGGAGTTGTCTAGAAAAAACCTTTGATCTAAAGAACCATTGACTACAAATTGCTTTTTAAGGAACGTTCCTTGATATACCTCAATAGGATTACTTGCAGTTCCAAATGCAGCTACACCATTAATAATACTTGTAGTAATTGGTTCGGGAATTGAGAAAATATAAGAACTATCGTTTACATTTCCAACACATACTAATCCCGCATCTAATGTTAATGTTGCTGATGACGATGATGTTGGAACATTGAAATAAACTTCTGCCTTCGCTGCGGTTCTTGATCGGGGAACATATCCAATATTTCTCGCAAGAGATACTACATTTTCTCTTACAGTTGCCGAGTCTAAGAATGCCTCATTCGCCACCATGTTGGTGTTAAAGGCAGTAATATATGTGTTGTACGCTAGAGTGTCAATTAAAATAGAGAAGTTAGACCCCTCAAAGTCAAAATCCGTGAAGTTCGAATTCGCACGGAGATAATCTTTGATGGAAGTTTTAATCTGATCAAAATCTAGATTTGTAAATTTTGTAAAAGGCATTTTACCTAGTTGCCTCTAATATGAAAGTAAATTGTTGTGCTGGCGTTTCTTGACCAATAATATCGAATGAAATATCAACCTCAAATGAATTTGTATCTGGATCTGGACTCACTTCAACTACTAAATTAGTAACTCTGGGCTCAAAGTTTTTAATTGATATAATAATTTGCTCTCGAATTACTGCTGCAGTGCCGTAGTCAACAAATTCAAATAGACTTTGTGTAATTTCAGATCCAAGAGCAGAATTAAAAACTCTTTCTGTTGGAACAGTTTGTACTAAATTTCTAACAGCACGAAGAATAGCAGACTCATTTTTAATGACTGGCAAATCTTTAGTAACAGGATGGGGTTCAAAAGATAAACTAATATCCTTAAACCCCCTTGATACCCTTTGTACAGGCATTTATTATGTAGAAATTTCTAAATTTATTTATGTCTATTTCCAGGAAGAACCATATGTTGGTTCAGTCCCATATTCCCAATCATCATAATCTTCATCATTACGAATCTTTTCATGAATTTTAGTTTGTTCAGTTAAATTATGCTTTTTGAAAGGAATTTCATCGTGCATAATTTCCTGAATCACTTGCTTATTATAATTTTCAGGTAATACATCATAATCAGTGACGAGTTTGTCTGTACCCCACATTTGGTACATGTATTCACGATCTCTATCAGGATTGGGGTTAGTTGCCATCTGTTTTCTCCAAAAAGGTTAAACAGAACTTTTAGAGGGGTTGCTATCCCTTGATGCAACGTTATCTGTAGATTTCCCTTATATTATAGTTAGTTGAATTTAAATGTTTAAGCACATCGATTGCAATGCATCCATTTTCTGGCCAAGTATGGCAAGAAACATGACTTTCTGAGAGTGCAATTACAATTGTGCATCCTTGTGGTATGAAACAATGCTCAAAAACGTTAAGAACCGTCATTTTGGCACGCTCAATGCCACTCATCATGACTTCTTGCAAGGTTTTTGCATTATTAAGTAGATCAAAGTCCACATCATACACCTCTAGCAGCAGGTGCTTTCCCATCGAAAATTGTTCCAAGGCACAAATGCACAAAAAATCTATTTATTTCTTATTTTTTGGACTATTTCATAGTCCTTTTCGAGTATTTTCTGCAAATACTCATCGTCCCATAGATTATAATACTCTGTCTTTGCTAAAATTTTCCTCATTTTAGTCAAAAACTCAGTATCTTGATACAAAATTAAATTATATGACCCATTATTGGTCTGAACACCATTGATAAAACTAGGTTCATCACGAAAATCATCAAAAAATTTGTATTTTGGGTATTTTTTGTTCAGTTCTTCGATCTTTTGATAACCATACTCAATCTCAAGGTCATCCTCAACAATAAAAATAACGACACCAAACTCCTCATTGAGAGGTTTGATGTCGTCTATGGATGATTTTACTATTTTATAGGTATTTCCCTTCGCAAAGGGACATATTGAGAAACCTTTTAGATCTGGATGTGACTGTTTAACTCTCTCAATCCACTCCTCAAGGTCTTTCATTCACCCTTTACCCTGTCCCCTATACTTTTTACGTGCATTATTACGAGACGAAGCGGCGTATTTGGTTCCCATTCCATTCCCTTGACGAGACTTTTTGGGGGGACCAGGAATATAACCACTCTTATTCAGACCAACTTTCGATTTTACAGCCATAGTCAATAATTCCTCAGAATTTCAGTACGAATTGTTTTGGGATTTGGAGAACCTGTCTCATAATACTCGATTGCCAGGTCCTCCATAAGTGAAAAATATTCTTCTGCTGTAAGATGAGAGAATTTTCTCTCATTTCCCACATAGATGTGATATCTTTCCTGTCTTGCCATGTGAATCAGATAACGCGAGTCTTTTCGTGACCGACGCGAATGCGAGGATCACACCAGATCTCAAATCCTGCTTCTTTTGCATCAAGGCAGAATGAAACGTCTTCACCACACATATCCTGAACATCACCACTCTCAAAGACTTGCATCTTAGGAGCAAACCAAGGATACTTCATTTCAGAGTGTTCGAAAACACCATGCTTAATCAGAAGCCATCCAAAACCAGTATAGTCTACAGTGAAAGGTTTACGACGCTTAGAGATGCTTTCGAGAGTTTCGTGATTCATCACTCCACCATTATTACGGAAGTCATCTTCTTCCAGCCAATGTGCAACAGATGTAGTACGACCATCTTCAGTGCAATACCAACCTGCAGCAATATCCTTATCCATTAGAACAAGTTGCCAGAAAGATTGAGAATTAAATACAATATCACTATCAATCCAGAGTTGATAATCATATTTCAGTTTGCCATCCCAAGGAATTTGATCAGGTCCACGAAGAACGTTTGCACCAAGACACTTGCAACGTGCAAAGTTTACCATCGAACTGTAGTCTTGAGAAATCTGAATACTTGCTCCTGCTTGTACCAGATCAAAGCAGAGTTGTACAAAACTCTTTAAGTAGGTGTATGAAACTCCTCGACCTGGCAAACAGAAAACGATGCTTTTGCCTCTGATCATTTCTTTGGCAAGATCGTAATCAAAGTCTTCGGTACTCGAATTGCTTTTGGCGACGACGGGAGTTTTTGCTTTAACAGTAAATCCTTTAGCCATAATTGATTGTAATTACATTTCAGATCATAACATATTATATAGAGGAAAGTCAAGAATCCTTGTTTTCACTCAGAACTACTTCATCGCCCTCTACATTAAACTTAATCTCAGTATCTTCGTACCAAGACAACTCATTCGCAATCCACTCAGGAATCACAACATAATACTCACCTGTAATTGGATCAACACTGATGGTTTCTATATTATCATCGAAATTTTTTTTCATCCGCTCTTAATATTGTTTTATTTTTCGGTATTATATAGCGACCTTGTGTGTATTTTTTATTACCGAAAAAATTTTCAAGTGCCTTGTGTATTTTTAGCTCGCTTTGGTAACACTTTATAGATTAGGGTAGTTAGCGTTTTTTAAAACACGGCCCCGCGCCGCGCACCACCGCATAACGGGGGCACTGCGGATCACGAACGAACGCAGAGGGGGGTCACCCCTGCTGACTGACCCACCCGCTCACAGGGCAGGCAGCGGGGGCATGGGTCTCAGCGTACTGGGCGGCGATGGCGGTAGCGGGCACACCCCAGTGAACGTAGGCGGAGGGGCGGGAACCGTTCTTCAGTTGATCAGCGCGGGAGATCCATTTGATCTGACGGGTCTCCAGGTCAGAGCAGGCAGCGAGGGGGAAGCGCATCGGTCGGGGGTGTGAACTGAGAGAATTGTAGAGCACGAAGGGGGCAGGGGTCAATACCCCAACCACACCAGAAACTCACCAGCATCGACGGGACCAAAGCGGGCGGTCACGCCATAGTCGGTGCGGAAGTCATCCCACAGACCATGATCCTTTGCTGCCTGGCAGGCGGCGGACCAACGGATGCACCCGTTCTCATCGGCGCAGTTCCAAACGATGGCGGGGAAGGTGGAGCAGTGCATGGGGTTGTCTGAACTGAGAGAATCCTACAGGATCGGGGGGCGGGGGTCAATACCCGTTCAGGAAATCCGCCAGTGCCTCACGGTACTCTGCCTCCGTCTGGAAGGTGCGGGCACCGATGGTGCGGGGGTAGGTTGCCTGAGGGGCGGGGGCCTTGCTGGGCTCCTTGCCTTGCTGGGCGATCTGCTGAGCGTAGGGGTTGGTCATGTCGTTTCGTTTGATCTGAAAGTATCCTAGTCGGGCAGCGGTGGGGGTCAGGGGTGGAGTGTGCCACCCCCTCAGGTGTCACTCTTCAGGTCCGAAGGCGCACTCCAGGGAGTAGGACTCCAGAGCGGCATCGTCATCCCAGGCGCCGCACTCCAGATCCTCGCTCATGTAGTAGGGCAGGGCGTCGCGCTTCACCAGTTCGGCATAGCAGGCATCATACTGGGCGTCATCACCGAACACGTTGGCATCGTCCAGCAGTTTGACGATCTCATCGTTGGAGAGGGTGGCGAACATCATGGGTCGGTTGTCTGAACTGAGAGAATTGTAGCAGCGGGGTCACCAGCGTTGGCGGTCCAGGTGTGCGGTTCCCCAACCGTCCCGCTCCCAGCGGCGGGCATCATAATCATCGGCGGTCATCAGGTCATCATGCTCACAATCCAGGAAGCGGTCTTCCTCCTGCTGGCGGAGCAGTTCCAGGGCGTCAAGGGGGCAGGTCATGGGTCGTTTGCTTTGAGAGTATTGTAGCAGGTCGGGATCGGGGATCAACCCACCTCAGGGGTCAGCGCCCAGACCAGCGACTCCAGCTGGCAGGCGTAGAGGTAATCTTTACCGTGCCGCGTGACCTTCCAGGTCTGAGTGCCATAGGGGTTGGAGACGCGCTTGATTCGCTCCACACCGTAGGGCGCCAGTTGGACCATCGCTTCGGAAATCAGCATCGGAGGGGGGTGGTTGACTTGAGAGTATTGTAGCAGGTCAGCGGGCGTTCAGGTGCTTTTCAAATCCCCGTGCCATTCCCTGCAGGAAGGCGATGCCCGTGCGCTGCCAGAATCCAGGATCGGCAATCAGTTCGGCAATGGCGCGGATGACATCCCGAGCGGTCATCTGTGACAGACGCTCCCGCTCTGCTGGGGTCAGGTCAGCGATGGCGCCATCCCAAGCGTCAATCAGTTTGGTTTCCAGGTCGGGGCGGGTCATCGGATCCGTTGCGGTTGAAAGAATTATAGCAGGTCGGGGGTCACCACCACCAGCCGCCTCTGGGGTTGAATGGCAGTCCGATGGCGACCCATAGCATAGGGATGCCGATCGCGGCGAGCATCCATAGGGCAGCGGCAACGTAGTGATTCATCAGGGGGGTGTCGGTTGCTTTGGTATTGTAGCAGGTCAGGCGTCCCGTGCCGCTAGGAGCAGGGCGTGAAACTTGTTGAATTCGTGCGTCATCCCAGGCGATAGGGTCGGGCGTCCCTTGCTGCCATGGGTGGGAAGGTGGAAGGTCTGAGCGATGCTAGGATGGGTCACCTTGTCATGACTGCCGCCTGGTTTGATCGTAGCGCCTGCCTTCAGGATCAGGCGGCGGGCGTCGCGTACCTTGATTGGGGATGCCATCGGATCAAAGGGCGTTCAGTTGGGAGGCGATGCGCTCTGCCTCAGCGGGAGAGGCGCAATGGGCAGCATCATACCACACCCCAGCGAACAGGCGGCGGTGGATTCGGGCGCCCTCCGTCCGATAGGTGCCAGGCGCCTTTAGGATCTTATCCAGCAGGGGGAGGCGGGGCAGGAGCATCAGTCCGTTGCGGTTGATCGTATTGTAGCAGGTCGGGGGAGAGGGTCAACCCCCACCGTAGACGTGATCCACCATACCAGCAGCATGATTCACACCTTCAATAACAGTGAACTTAGCATACTTGTCAAACTCCTCAGCATGAAAATCGCTGAACTCTTTAACAAAAATCTCACGGCACTGTTCTTTAGATTCAGCAGCGATAACCACCATGCCGCTGGTCCAGTCTGAGAGAATGTTGTTGATGATGTAGAGGTTGTTCATCGGTCGTTTGCTGATGAGATCAGTATAGAGGCAAAAGGGAGGGGTCGTCCCCCTCCGTTGTGCCACTATCAGAATTGGATCGGATCGGCGGTCGGTTCAGCGGCAGAATCCTCAGGGGAGGCGATGGTCTCCAGAATCTGCAGGATCTCATCCCCATTGTTGCCAGAGCGGAGCAGGGAGAGTGCCAGGTCGCGGGTCATGTGCTAGGATTGTAGGTTGGTTTGCTGGGCAGTTTAGGGTCGTGCCCAGGACCGCTGATCAGGGTGCCAGGTGAGCAGGCGACCCGCAGGAGCGGTAGAAGGCGATCATAGACTCTGCCTCTGCCAGGGTGCGGAAGAACTGAGAGCGCCACTCACACTCATTGTAAGGGACGCGGTAGCGGACTTCGTAGCGGGTCATCGGATCAGGTGATGGGGTAGAGGGGGCATCGCTGCCCCCGTATTGTAGCAGGTCAGGCAGGGATCAGAACGTCATCCTCCCAGCGGTAGAACTGCAGGATCTCATCATAAGCGGCGTCGATGGCGCGGCAGGCATCCGCCTTCAGGATGGCGTTACGGCACTGCTCAGCGATGGCGTCGATGCTCTGGGCGCGGTCGGTGGCGGGGTTGTAGCGCATGGGGTTCGTTTGGTGAACTGAAAGAATTATAGCAGGCAGTTTTAGGTCATGCCCAGGACCCGTGTGCCAGTTGGTCAGGTGTCAGAGACTGCCAACTCACCGACGCGGGATTCCATACAGACCTCCCGAACCTCCATCCGAGCATAATCGTATCCCTGATCCAATTCTAACTCCTGCCGATAGAGGTCAGCAGCAGAGCGGCAATCAAACAAGCGGAGGGAATCAAAGGACTCGCCTTCATAATTCCAACCACCGATCACAGCGTAGACTTTCATGAGGTGCCTCTGAACTGAAAGAATTATAGCGGGTCAGGGTGGGGGGTTGGTGCCCCCCTTGTGCCAGTGCCTCAGGCGGCATAGTCGGCAATGAAGTCCTCCAGGAACTCCCGTGCCTGATCTCCGCTCATCTGGGAGATCATCTCACGGGCGACGGTCTCCCAGCTGAAGTCGTCTGCCAGGTCAAAAATGGCGGCACGTGCCTGAGAGGCGGTCAGTTCGGAGGCGGTGATCTGAGCGTAGGTCATGGGGTTCGCTTGTGAACTGAGAGTATTGTAAGGGGTTGGGGGTCAGAATCCTGCCTGCTGTTCCAGTTCCTCAAGTGGCACACGGTTCCATCCACTGAACAGGGTGACATGATCCAGGACGCGCCCCATCGTATCAGGATCGGTCTGGGGGTCGTCCAGGACCTGATCCATGCCAATGCTCATCAGGCGATGGATCACAGCGTAGGTCTCCTGACTGATGATGATCTCCATAGGGTCCGTTGCGGTTGAGAGTATTGTAGGGGGTGGCGCCCCTAGAACGCCACCAGTTGGTCAATCTCCCACTGATCAACCAGCGCCACCTTAGCATAGGTGCTGGCGTTGGCGGTCAACCAGCGGTTGACGTGTTTGGTCGTGGTGACGCTGTAGGTCTTTTCAGTCCGCATCCACCCCTTACCAGGCACCAGGGCGGCAACGGGGGTGGCGTAGGAGAACAGGACTTCAGTCCCGTCTGCCAGGGAGACTTGGGTTTGATTGGAGCCGATGGGAGTGACCTTCATGGAGGTGTGCCTCAGGAACAAACGTAGTATTGCACCGATCGGGGGGCATCGCAAGGGGGTCTGTGCCAGTTCAGAAAGTGGCACAGGGTGCCTTGCTGGGGGGTGCTGGGGCTCTATAATAAGGTCACAAGCGAAGGAGGTCTGGGGTAGGACCGATGATGAAAAAGGTCGTCACTGGGGCAGCTTTGAAATAATAAAAAAGCAAAGTATAAAAAAAGGGGGCGGATTTGCCCCCTGTTTGTATCATCCAATCGACCGACTGGATTGTTTGTTGTTGTTGCAATCTCCGTTGATCAGAGACTTCCTACCGTGACAAAGTTTGCAGTAGGTTTTCACATTGCCAGGCACGTTGTTGTGATGATCTCCGTCAATGTGATCCAGGTCAAGACTATTCTCAAACCCGATCCATCCATCACGGGGAACAGGACAAACCCAACCAAGTTGCCCATCAACGTTCTCACAAAAGTTCTTTTTGTGAATTGTAACACCAGGCAGAACTTTACCAGTCTTGCGAGCATCAGTGCAGCGGGAGCATTCAGACTTAAAAGACCAATACTTCCACTCACGAACTAACACTTTACGACCGCAACCATGATTCACACAGTTGGGAAGTTCATGCCCTTCGGCATAGAACTTCTGCTTCATTTGCTGGGAGAGGGTAGTCATCAGGGGTTCCTGTGATCTGAACGTAGTATGACAGTGTGAGGGGGGTCTTGCAACCCCCCGTGTGACACTAAACGAACTGGCACACAGGCAGCGCCACTTCGGTCATCAATACGCTCTCCTGACGGAAGGCGGTTTTGAATGCCTCAGCGATCTCCTGAACGCTGTTAGCATCATCGGTGATAAAGGTCAGGATCGTAACCTGCTCCTGCTCACCTTTCCAGAATCCCACGCCTTCGGTGACGGTGAAACCGTCAAAGCGGGGGCAAACTTCCTCACGAATGAAGGTCTGCATCATCGCCTTGCTGATCTTACCAGCGTCGGGGATGTTGCGACCGAGGAACAGTTGGAATTGCACGGGGTGTTTCCCTGAACTGATGTCAGTATGGCAGGGGGGCAGCACGAACGCAACCCCCCTTGTGCCACTTACTCAACCGTCACACTCTCCACCAATTCTTGAATCACATCTTCATCATAAACATACGAAATCTCATTGAGAACATCTTCCTCATTCAAGTGAGATAGATTTTCCACAATGGTATCATACGCAAACTGAATCAAACACTTAACGTCCATCTCATCAACAATACGCTCAGCGTAATTCTCAACGAGTTGGTCAAGTTGTTGGGAAGTGAGAGTCATCAATCGTCTCCGAAATTGTTAGAAAGAAAGTCCTCAAGTTCAGTGAGTTTGGATTCACTCAGATTCCAAACATACTCACTGATTACAGTATCAAAAAGGTCGGGATCTTCACGACACTTTTCTTTCAGAAACCACTCAAGTTCGGTTCGATTAGTCATCTAAACAGTGGCGGTAGGTTTGCTGCAAACGAATGAGAATGTCATCCCAGAACTCTTTATCCTCATCATCATTGTACTGGTTGTTATCTTCAACCAAACGAATGAGATTGTTGAGATCATCAGGTGTCAGATAGTTCATCAAACCTCATCACGCATTTCAGAGAGTTTTTCATACAATGCGGGCACATCTGCACCCACAATTTCACTCACTTCGTCCCAATCATCATGAAACTCAATGAGTGCCAGGAGTGCATCCAGTTCCTCAAAAGTCAACGAAGTCAGAGTCATTTCAGTAATCGTAGTTTGCGTTCAGGTACTCATTGACATCGAACTTTTCTTCATCACGAAGTTCGGGAATGTCAAGATCAAAAATCTCACCAGGCGCTTCCTGAATCTCAGACCAGAGTTCATCAAACATTGGGGTTCCTCAGGTGAACGAATGTAATTTATCAGGGGGTGGGGGGCAACGCAACCCCCCTTGTGCCACTTAGGCGACTGTCACACTCACCTCTTTGATGTTAAGACCCATCAACTGGTTTGTAACACGATTGCAGACAACTTCGGTGGGGTTCTTTACTCTGGACTTTTCATACCAGAATGTAACGCAACCATCGTAAGTTTCGACCCGAACTTTAACTTCAGTCACGGTGGAATCTCAGGAACGAATGTACAATAACAGGGGGATCATCGGATTAAAACCGATCTTGTGCCACTTCACGAACTGGCACGTGGGGGCTTGACAGGATCGATATCCGCTGCTAGGATAGGTTTGCTAACGAAGATAAGAATTATATCTTATAATATTATAAGATCTTAATAATTCTCAATAAGAATATATTATTGAGAATTATAATAAAAGCACATTAAGATGGTGTGGGAAGGGGTGAGTGGGGTGAAGCACATATTCTTGCACATAAGGCGGGCTATGTGCGCGTCGAGAGTGTAAAGAACTGGTCAGCCGCTCCGCTTCTCAATAACTAGACCTTATTGAGAATTGTATCTAGATGTGCATATGTGTGTCGAGATGTGTATCTAGATGATGATGTGTGTCTCGTCGAGATTATGATGAATGACGCGCATCTCGTCGAGATTACTGATGATGATGCGCGTCTCGACTAGATTTTTCTAGAAGTTTTTGCTGAACACGAACCCATCTTCGAAATCAAAATCATAACGAAGATTGCAGTTCCAGGTAGCATCCCAATCAACTACCACGAACGAAGGTGCATCAAACGCATACACATTGGTGGTAAACTCTTCAGCAAAGTCTGCCTCAGAATCATAACGACCCTGATACGAATCTTCGAAGTACTCAAGCAGCGACTCATCATCGTGCAGTTCAAGGAATGCATTCACAGGATCACGACCATAATCTTCACAGAGTTTGGTGTACACTTCCTGATACTCTTCGGAGATCTCATTCTCCTCCAGAACATCATTGTTGATCAGTCCCTTGACAGTCAGCAACTCAGTGTAGAATTCGGTATACTTGAGTTTGCCATCACGCTCATACCCACAGGCACGAACGATTTCAGACATCTTAGCAGGCGGGTTTTGTGCCTGCATTTCGTTCACTTTGTTCAGCAGGTTGGAACCAGTCAGCATGGTGTGTGTCTCAGGAACGAATGTAATGTAGAACGGATTGGTCAGGACCGCAAGGGGGTGTGTGCCAGTTCTCAGATTGGCACAAGCCCGAACTCATCGATCATAATATCCCGCACGTGTTCACGATCAAAACTATCACCACAAAAATGAGCACCACTGGTGATATATTTAAATGTGGCATCGATGATCATCTCATTGGTGGCACCCATATCATAAATTCCACCAGGACCATAGAAAGACTTCACGTAGTTAACGAATTCCATCACTTCACCTCCGCCAGCAGGAGTTTGTGAATGCGATCTGCTTCTTCGAGGATATCACCATCCAGGCGATCCCATTCTACCCAATCATAGGCAGATCCTGCAGTTTCGTATGAACCATCAGGCAGCAGCGGAGCATACATCAGAACCCGCTGATTGTTTGCATCCAGAGTGTAGGTGCAATTGTTGAGTTTGGAGATGGCGAAAATCATCGGATTTCTCAGCGACGAATGTAATTTACCAGGACTCAGGGACCCTGTAAACCCTCATTGTGCCACTTCCTCAACTGGCACAAGCAACGAACTCCTGGACATAGTAGTCCACAGGCAACTCAAGTTCTGCCGCTTTGTTTTCCCATTCCGCCCATTCTTCGGGGGAAGCATCATTCAGGAAATCTTCGAAGGTATAATCGAAGGCAGGACCACACATTGGTTTAATTTCGAACTGTGAGAATATTAATCCACCACGTGGCAGAGATCAAGGGGTCTTGTGCCAGATCTCAAACTGGCACATCATTCGAACGGATCGTATTCCTTGATGGTAACGTGGATATCCTCGTTGGGTTCCAGTTTCAGCAATTCGCGCCAATCAATTGCATCCACGTCCAGATCATCATAACACATAAGATCTAACGTGACACGTAGAGTACGCTTAGCGTGTGTGAGAGTCATGTGTTTCTCGTGCGTTTTATTAGATTATATCATGCGTAATGACGATATGCAAGCGTTTCGTAATCTTGCCCATCTCGTGCATAATCCTCGTCGAGCTCTGCATCTTGTGCATAATACTCGTCGAGATCGTATGAGTAATCTGTTGCGTATGTATAGTCGAGATCGTAGTCGTCGTACATAGCTCGTCGAGATTGATGATTGATTGTATGATTGTAGCACATATCTCGACGAGATTGCAAGCCCTTATGCTCACCCGTTCTCGTCGAGATATGAGTATATATGTATTCTCGTCGAGATTTGTTAAGGAATGCTGATATAATGATATCTGATGTGTATCTCGTCGAGAATTATAAGACTCGGGCGTCTCGTCGAGATCTTATGAGTCTTGTGTGGGTCTGGGAACCTGGCGCGGGGGGTGGGGCTTGACAAACTCCGCGTCTTATGCTATACAGGTAAAGGTTGCTACAAGAACCAGCATTCTCATCAATTAACCTACATGATTCTCAATTAAACATAATTATTGAGAATATTATAAAACACTAACATATATTTAATCTAACATTAACTATACCATACAATATTCCTAACCTATCATCAAATCTATCATACCGTGTTATTAATTATACATACAGTGTTATAAAAACCAAAAGCACACTGTGTTATAGATATGGCAAGAGGCATCATTTACCTCATTCTCAACAAGCAAAATGGGCACAAGTACGTGGGAAACACCACACTTGCGATGAATAAAGAATGGGTACACCACATAGAGAGATCGAAGAGAATGTCCTCTGAACCATTACATAAGGCATTCAGAGAACACGGTGTGCATAACTTTATGATTAAAGAGATAGATGAATGTGATGAATCTGAATTTACTGAGAAAACAAACTATTGGATCGAACAATATAATCCTGAGTATAATGTAGTAAAAGCTGTGATTCCAATGCAGGAAAAGCGGGAGGAGATTAAACCTATAAAGAAACAACCACGTAAAACATCTCCCAATCTAATCCAATGGAATGAGAATACACGGGGAGATGGTAAGAAGACAGGTCTTAAAATCAAAGGAAAGAACTTAGAGACTGGTGTATGCACTGAATACACAAGTGCAAGAGAAGCAGCAACTCAAGTGACAGGTAATCCGAATAACCGTGCAAACATTCTATCTGCTGCCAGACATTACCGTATTGCCTATGGTCATCGTTGGCAAATACTAGAAGAAAAAGAAAAGAAGAAAGCGGTGTTTGGTGTCAATAAAAAGACTGAACAAATTGAGGTTCGATATGAGAGTGTGAATGCTGCTGTTCGGGGCTTTGAGTGTACTGACAAACAGGGGATTCTCAAAAGTCTGAAGAATCCTGGTCGTTATAGTTGGAAAGGTTATTGGTGGTTTTACGTCCGTTAGTATTCACCAGGAAAGTCTGTTGGTTTCTTTTTATCCAACTCTCTCTTTAACTGCAACTCTGTGTCTGTGTGAGAGTCATGAGGCACCCATGATTCGCCTGTGAACATCCACTCCGTACCCTTATAGACATACACAAACCCCACGGGCGTAGTCTCGGGATCGGGGAAGTCTGGAATATCACCTTGATCTAACATATAAGGTGATGTTGGTTCTGTACCTAATTTCACATGATTATACAATTCTTCGAACTTACCGCCATCAACCCAATCTTTATCAGATGCTGCCCATTTCTCAATTGGACAAGAATCTAATGCCCACTTGACCTTATGCTCCAGGAAACAACCACAATGCCTGCAACGTAATTGCTCAGCATCATAGTATTCACAAGACTTACAGATCTCCATTCTTTCATCAGAGATCTCTTTGGATACAAGTAGAGCATCGCCTTTCATACTCTTCTTGATCAGATCAAATGCAAACTTTGCAAGATTCGCACCCATCTCAGGAACTGATGGGTATTCGATATTGTCAGACATAATTACAGTAATTCAGTTCTTTTCGATTATTTATGGGTTAAAGTTTCCTTTGATTGTTG